GCGGCAATGGAAGCGAATAAGGACTTGGAAAAAGAGTACATGGCGGAGGTGAATCAGCGGCAGCGGGAGCAAGGCGCTAGCGCGCGCGAGCCGCCGGACGAAGCCGCGCCAAGCAATAATGTGAGTTATGCGCGCGCGAAAACGATGGAAAAGATTTTCGCCGCCAAGATTGCCCAGCTGGACTATAAAGAGCGATGCGGTGAATTAGTCGATGCGCACGCCGTGGCGAAGGTCGTCACCGACGCCGCTTCAATCATTCAAATGTCCCTTGAGCGTGTACCGGATCGCCTGGCCGAGCGCGTGGCGGCGGAGAGTAAGGCGGCGGATTGTCACGCGCTATTGACGGCGGAAATGGATGCAGTGCTAGCCGAATTGACGGCGCTATGCGACCGCATGGCGGCACAGGTAAAAGCGTGATGGGCGCGACAGAGCCGTTCATCGTATCGGACGCGGGCGTAATCGCCGATAGTCTGGTATGGCGCGCGCTCGCGAATGGATTCCGGCCTGCGCCGAGGATTTCTGTTAGCGAATGGGCGGATTCGCATCGCCGCTTGCCAAGCAAGGGCGCGGCCGAGCCGGGCCGCTGGCGCACTGCTCGCGTGCCTTATTTGCGCGAAGTCATGGATTGTCTCTCTGCCATTCATCCGGCGAAGCGGGTGGTCTTCATGAAGTCGGTCCAATCGGGCGGCACCGAAGCGGGAAATAATTGGGTCGGCTGGTTCCTCGATACGCAAAAGTCGCCGATGCTAGTCGTGCAGCCTACGCTTGAATTAGCGGAGCGGTGGAGCAAGCAACGATTGGCGGCAATGATCGAGGATACGCCGCGATTAAAGGCGGTGGTGCGGCCTTCTCGTGAGCGCGATAGCGGCAATACCACGCTATTGAAGGAATTTCCCGGCGGGGTGCTTATCATCGCCGGCGCGAATAGTGGCGCCGGTCTGCGCTCGATGCCGGCGCGTTATTTAATGCTCGACGAGGTAGACGCGTATCCGTTCGAAATCGAAAACGAGGGCGATCCGGTGAAGCTGGCCGAAGGGCGCACGACTACCTTTGCGCGGCATAAAGTTTTTTTAATCAGTACGCCGACGACCGAGAGCTTATCGCGGATTCATAGCGAATATCTGGCATCGGACCAGCGGCGCTATCTCGTGCCCTGCCCGCATTGCGCGCATAGGCAGGCGTTGATTTGGGACAACATGAATTGGCCGGCGGGCCGACCGGAGGAGGCGCGCTATATTTGCATCGAGTGCGGCGCATTGATTGGCGAGCATCAAAAGCCCGCGATGCTAGCCGCCGGCGAATGGCGTGCGCAATTTCCCGCGAGGCCGGTGGCCGGTTTCCATATCAATGCGCTCTATACGCCGATTGGCTTAGGCAAATCGTGGGTCGAGCTGGCGCAGCAATTCGACGAAGCGGGCAATGATCCGCTGAAGCATAAAGCGTTCGTCAATTTGCGCTTGGGTCTTGTTACCAAAGATCCAAACGAAAAATTGGATTCGGAAGAATTGCAGGAGCGCGCCGAAGTGCGCGCCGTGCGCACCGTGCCAAAGGGTTGCTTAGTGCTTACCGCCGGCATCGATGTGCAGAAAGACCGTTGGGCGGTGAATATACTCGGATGGGGGCGCGGCTCGATTTGCTGGATTATCGACTGGTTTGAATTGCCGGGTGATCCTACCAATGCGAAGGACTGGGAATTACTCGAAGCGCGCGTGCTGGAACCGATGCAAAACGCCTATGGTGCGCCGATGCGGGTCGAGCGCGTGGCCGTCGATTCGGGATATTTGCAAGACGATGTGATTCACTTTACGCGCGCCAGGCAAACGCGCGGCTGGTTCGCCGTCAAAGGTGGTACGGATATCGGCAAGCCCATTATTACGCGCGCTTCGAAAGTGGATTACACATGGCGGGGCCGTACCATCAAGCACGGCGCGGAACAATGGCAGGTAGGCGGGCATACGGCGAAGGAATGGCTGTTTGCGCGGCTCGCAGCGGATCGTGAACGGCCTATGGGTGAACGCCTGGTGCGCTTCCCGGCCGATTTGGGCGAAGTGTTCTATGAGCAGTTAACGGCGGAAGTATTCGATCAGGTGCGGCGGCGCTTCGTCAAGATTCGCGAGCGCAACGAGGCGCTGGATACTTTCGTTTATGCAATCGCGGCCGCATGGCATCCGCTGATGCGGATTCATACTTGGCAGGAGGTACGATGGGCCGAGCGTGAAGCGGTATTTGAGCCGCAGGGGGATTTATTCGCGAATGCGCCGGCAATCATTATGCCGCCGGTGGTGGAAAAGAAAACCGAGGAACCGGCCAAGGTCCATAGCCTAGCGACGGAACGGTTAAAGCAATTACACGAGCGCTATCACGAGGTAGTCCATGATGAATAATCCACGCGATTTGATTCGAGCCATTTTGTTGCGCGTGCGCGAACGCGACGACCAATTTACCGAGCAAATGGCCTTGCAGGTAGAGGAGGAAATACGACTCGAATGGGCTGGCGAGCGGGTCTATATTGGCCGGCGCAAAGCAGATTCGGCGCGCGCAGCCTATAAGCAAGGCGCTAGCGCGAAAGAATTGCAAAAACGCTTCGGCTTTAGCCGATCGTGGGCATTTCGGTTAACGCAAGTCGAGGAGGACTAGGCGCGTAACCGCTGTGCCGTGAGTTCGACGCCCAATGCTTTCATAACCGCGATGGTTGTTTTCAAAGTCGGATTGCCGTTATCACTAAACGATCGGTAAAGCTGTTCGCGCGATAATCCAGTTTGCCCGGCTATCTGCGACATGCCCTTGGCCCGAGCAACAACGCCTAGTGCATGCGCGATATAGGCGGCATCTTGGGTTTTGAATGCTTCCGCCATAAAGATCGCGATGCCTTCGTCAGTCGTTAAATCTTCCGCAGGATCGTAGGTCGTCAGTTTTTTACTCATACTCATTTTTCCCATTCCTCAGCTAAACGTTTTGCCGCTTTAATGTCTTTTGCTTGCGTGCTTTTATCGCCACCGCAAAGTAAAACGATGATCGTCTTTCCGCGCTTTTGGAAATAAATCCGATAGCCCGGGCCGTAATGAATGCGTAACTCGCTAATCCCGTCGCCTACCGGTTCCACATCGCCTGCATGTCCGAAAGCAAGGCGGTCTAGGCGGGAAGCAATTAGGGCGCGGACCTTTGCGTCCTTCAGGCGAATTCGCCATTTCTGAAACGTCTCTGTTTGCTTTAGCTCGATCATCATGAGGAAGATTGTAGTTTAAAAACTACAGGAAGGCAAGCGTTTTTCGAGGAAGACGCACGGAATGTTGCTTTTTTTGCCTTATTTTTTGCTACGCGGCGTGCCATGTTGCGCGCTTATGGATATTCCGAAGCAAGAGCCTGAGTGTTTTGTTGCCGGCGATACCGTGGAATGGCGACGCACGTTTAGCGATTATCCCGCCTCGGCCGGCTGGACGTTGGCTTATACCTTTGTGAATGCCGGTAATCTGCAAAAAGTCAATGCGCAAGCAGATGGCGACGCGCATCTAATAAGCATTACTGCAGCGGGTAGCGCAACGTGGAGCGCGGGCGATTACGATTGGCAGGCTACCGTTACGAACAGCACCATTCGTCATACCGTGGGCAATGGGCGGACCGAAGTTAAACCGAATCTAGCCGCGATGTCCACGGACGGCTTTGATGCGCGCACCTATGCGCGAAAGGTTCTGGAAGCGATCGACGCGCAAATTGCTGGGCGCGCCACTAGCGCGCAATCGGATGTCATTGAATATAACATTGGCATGCGCGGCTTAAAACGCAGCGAGGACGGATTGTTGAAGCTGCGCGGCATCTTTGCTGCAGCGGTATGGCGCGAAGAGAATCCCGGCGAATTTTGCCCGACGATTCAGGCGACCTTCTCATGACCGCCTTGGTGCCGCGCGTGGTGGATTGGCTAATGAAGCGCTGGCGCAAAGAGCCGGCGGTGCGTCGTTATTCCGGCGCGGAGCAATCCGATCTCTTGATGGATTGGGTCGTCGGCGGCCTCACAGCAAATCAGGAGTTGCGCGGCGATATTCGCTTGCTACGCAATCGCGCTCGCGATTTAGGCAAGAACGAGGCCACTACCCGTCAGTATTTGCGCTTACTTCGCAACAACGTCATTGGCCCGGACGGAATCAAGATGCAAGCGCGTTGCCGATTCTCGAACGGCAATTTAAAAAAACCGCTCAACGATCAAATCGAAACCGCGTGGAAACTATGGTGCAA